GGCAGGCCTTCGGGATCTTCGGCGACGTCGCGGAGGACGCCGGCGGCCAGCTCCCGAGCGCGAGCTTCGCGGAGTTCGGCGCGCGCGTCGCGGACACCGTGATCGACCTCGTGGAGCGCGTGAGCCGCGCCGTCACCTTCCTGGTCGACTCCGGGACGAGCGCTGTTCGCCACATCCGGACCGCCTTCGGACACTTCGCGCCGATCTGGCGTCAGATCGCCCGCAACTTCTCCAACCTCGGCTCCGAGGTCCGGCGGCTCCTCGTCCTCCTGGGCATCATGAGCGACCAGGGCGAGGGTGACTCCGAGAGCTTGGGCCAGGCCATGGCCACGATGTTCGCGGGGATGGTGACCAGCATCGCGATGGTCATCGACTTCTTCGGCTTCCTCGTCCGTGTCGCGGTCTGGGCGGCGACGACGACGATCGAGGCCTGGAACGACGTCTCGGACTTCTTCTTCAACCTGGGCGTCCGGATCGGGCTCATCTTCGGCCGGATCACGGACACCATCATGAACGCCATCGACAACGCCATCGCGGCGATCGCCGGCGTGGTCGCCCGGATCCCGGCCCCCCTGCGCCCCGATGGAGCCGACGCTCTGATCGCCGAGGGCGCCGTGGCACGCCAGCGCGTCCGGGAGCGAACCGCGGAGGCGCGATCGCGCGAGGCTCGAGGCGCGAGCCTGATCGCTGAGCGAGACACGAACGGAGCCTTCGCCGAGGAGGCCTCGGCTCGACGCGGGGCCGAGGACGAGCGGACCCGGGCAATCGTGGCGGCCGTGGAGGCGCAGCGCCAGGACGCCCAGAAGCGCCGCGAGACGCAGGTGATCGAGCTTCGCGTGGATAGCGAAGTCCTGGCGCGCACGACGACCGACGCGAATCGCCGCGAGGGCGCGCGCGGCTTCGTCCCCGTCCCGGCGGGGGCCGAATGACCTTCGGCGGCGTGGTCGCGGAGCGTCCTCCGCGCGTCTCCTTCACGAACCTCCGGACGGGGGAGACTGTGGAGATGCCCCTCTTCCCCGAGACCCTGGGGGAGACCGTGGCCGTCAACTGGACGAAGCAGGTCATCCTCGGGATGAGCCACGAACAGCTCCAGTACAGCCACACCAGCAATCACACCTTCGACGATCTCGAGTTCGTATTCCGGGCCCAGTCCCCGGCGGACCTCGAAGCGATCACCGATGGGAGGAAGTTCCTCCTGAGCCTCACGCTCCCGAGCGCCGATGCCCAGGGCGTCCGGGACGGCGCGCCGCCGCGGATCCTCTTCTTCTGGCCCCAGCTCGTCTCGATGACGTGCGTCCTCGGGAACGTGAAGATCACGCACGAGCAGTTCAACAAGCAGGGCGCCAGCGTCCGGTTCAAAGCCCGGCTCACGCTCGAGGAGATCCGGGACGTCCGGCTCTCGAGCGAGACCGTTCGGGAGCAAGGGACGCAGCGCTCCAACCGAGGATCGGAGGAGTAGGCCATGCCCCCGCGTCGCCTGAGCCGCTACACCTTCACGGAGGCCTACACGGACGCCGCCGGCGACCGCGTCCTGACCGACCCCGACCCCTTCCGCTACCGCGACTTCCCGGACAACCGCGTCCACATCGTCGCGGAGGGCGACACCCTCTGGGCGCTCGCCGGTCGCTACTTCCCCGGGTTCGACAACCCGGAGGAGCTGTGGTGGATCATCGCGGACTTCCAGCCGGACCCCATCCACGATCCCACGCTGAAGCTGGCCCCGGGCCGGGCCCTCGTGGTCCCCAGCGTGCGGACCGTCGTGGAGGAGGTCTTCAGCGAGAACCGCCGCAAGACCGGATGATCTGAGCCATGCCGCGCCCCCGCGAAGCCCCCATGCTCCTCGTGAAGCTCCGGACCGACGAGGGCCAGGACTTCCGGGTGGTGACCGACCGCGTCCTCGAGTTCCGGTACACGGACCGGGAGCGCAAGGCCGACGTCTGCAAGCTCGTGGTCGACAACGCCGACCTCTCCAACTTCGACGACCCGGTCTTCAAGAAGGGGAGCCGGCTGATCGTCGCATGGGGCTACCCCGGGCGCATGAGCCCGGAGCGCCAGGTGGTCATCACCAGCGTGAAGGGCTTCCGACGGCTCGAGATCGAGGCCAACGCCGAGAGCGTCCTCCTGAACACCGTCGTCCGGAATCGGACCTTCCAGAACCAGACGGTGAGCCAGGTCATCCGCGGGCTCGCGAGCGACGCCGGCTTCACCGGATCGAGCGCGATCATCGAGGACACGGCCGAGGTCATCGACACCATCACGCAATCCCGGCTCACGGACGCCCAGTTCATCCGCCGGTGGGCCTCGCGCCTCGGCTTCGAGTTCTACGTGGACCACGAGGGTTTCCACTTCCACCCCCGGCGCCTGGGGGAGGCCCCGGTCCGCACCTTCCGCTACTTCACCGATCCGGGGCAGGGCGACATCTTGGACGAGCCGACGATCGACAACGACGTCACGGCGCGCCCGGGCCGGGTTCGCGCCCGAGGGCGGGACCCGCTCCGCCGCGAGGACATCGACGAGACGGCGGACGACGAGAGCGACACGGACCGGGACGTGCTCGCCCCCATCCTCGAGATCCTGGACCCCGAGGACGGCTCCAGCGTCCACGTCGGCAACCGCCTCGCCTCCGAGGACGTGGTCCCCGTCTCGAGCGACACGGCGGCCGACGCTCGCACGCGCGCACGCGCGCGGTTCCGGCGCGTGCAACAGGTCGCGGTGAAGATGAGCCTCCCGGTCATCGGCGACCCCCAGCTCTTCGCGAAGACCGTGGTCCAGATCGAGGGGATGGGCGTACGCCTGAGCGTCCGCTACTGGGTCACGGAGGTGGAGCACGACCTCTCCCCCGGCGGCTACCGATGCACGCTGAAGCTGGTCTCGGATGGCCACGGAGGGCACTCCACGACCTCGCGCCGGGTCCGGGGCCTCGAGCTGTTGGAGAGCAACCGGAGCGAGCCGGCGGCCAGCGGGACGCAGAACACGGGCGATGGCCCGGACGAGCCCGGAGCTGGCGAGGATGCGCCCCTTCGGGAGATCCTGGACTCCGAGACCGGCCGCTCCATCTTCCGCCAGTAGGCGTCCCCCCGGGAGGACACATGGACATCGACCAGCCCGATCCGCCCTTCCTCGGCTTGGCCGTGGGCACCGTGACCACGCGAGACGACCCCATGGGGCTCGGGCGCGTCCGGGTCCGCGTCCCCGGGCTCCTCGAGCCGCAGAGCGCCTGGGCGCTGCCCATCGGGCTCCCTGGGGCCGGGGAGAAGGACCGCGGGACCTTCTGGGTTCCTGAGGAGGGCGCGGAGGTCGCGCTCTTCTTCAACATGGGGGACCCGGACCAGCCCCGATACATGGCCGGTCACTGGGGGCGGCCCAACGACGAGCCCGACGTCCCGGACGCGAGCGAGGGCGGGAACCCGGACATCCGCGTCCTCGCCTTCGGCGGCTACGACCTGATCGTGGACACCCGGAGCGATAGCAAGAAGTTGACCATCATCGACAAGGAGAAGGGCGAGAACGTCCTCCGGCTCGAGGCCGGCTCCGAGACCACGACCCTCGGCGCGTCCAAGGTGATCCGGCTCGTGGTCGGCTCCCAGACGCAGACCATGGACAACGACGCCGGCACCGTCGCGATCGAGGCCTCCCAGACCCTCACGCTCGAGGGCGGGACTGAGGTCCGGATCACCGCCGGAACGCAGCTCAAGATCGACGGCGGGACCCTCGTGGAAGTGCTCGCCCAGGCCTTGATTGACCTCGGTGGACCTGGCTCCCAGTTCGTCGCGATCGCGAGCCTCGTGGCGACTGAGCTGGCGAAGATCGCGGCGACGCTGAACACCGGGACGACGTCAGCGGGGCCGGTGACCTTCGGCTCCCCCTACATCCCGGGCAACGTGGCCGCGACGCGCGTCAAGGCCCTCTGATAGGATGACGCCGTGGCGTACCACTTCAACAACCCGAGCGAGCCCAACGGGATCTCCTTCAGCAACGGCTCGGAGCTACTCTGGCACCTGAAGGAGCTTCTGAAGGTGGCCGGGTGGGTCGTGACGCAGAGCGGCGACGGCACCACCTACAACGCGGCCGGCGACGAGCTGGATACCATCGCGAAGTTCCGCGACAACACCCGCGCCTGGTTCGCGATCCGGGATCCGGACAACGTTCGGGCCTTCACCTTCCAGCGCGTCAGCAACTCCGCCAACTGCCGGGTAAAGTACGCTGCGGTGGACGGCTTCACCGGCGGAAGCCCCAGCGCGAACACGACGCCGGCCGCCACGACGCCGGCCGAGGAAGCTGTGGTCATGGGGTCGGGTACGGACGCGTCCCCGAGCGGGGCTGCTTTCGGTTTCTCGGGGGCCAGCATCCTCTACGCCGTCGCGGACGATGCAGCGCCCTACGTCTTCGCTGCCTTCGGTCGCAACTCCTCCAGCGGCAACGATCAAGCCGGGTTCTTCATGGACGCGCTGGCCCCAAACTCCTACACCGACACGGACGGGGACCCCGTGGTCATCGGATGGAATGACGGCGACGGGTCGCAGGCCTACAAGATGCAAGGACCGCCCTCGGGAACGTCGGAAGGGGCTCGAGGCTGGCTCCGCAAGAACAGCGGGGGAGCCTTCGTGGGGATGGGGAGCCCGCTCATCTATGGGTTGGGCGCGAGCGTAAACCAGATCCCGAAGCAGTTCGGCGCGGACCCGGAGAGCGGCGACGACATCACGATCCCCCTCATGTGGGGCCGTTCCACGGCCCTGTCGGCCCCGGTCGGATGGAAGGGGATCTCGACCCTGTTCCGCCAGATCACGACGGGCCGCGCGAACGGGGACACCCTCGAGACCATGACCCGGATCCTCGTCCAGCAAGCCGAGTGGACGATGCCCTGGAACGGGACCGTCCCGGCGGTCTAGCTCATGGCGGACTTCTCCGACGTTGGCTTCGCGATCCCGGAGCCTGCCTTCGAGACCCCGGTCTCGAAGAACGACCTGGGAATCAGCGCCATCCCCCCGGTGATCGACAACCCCCCGGCGGTGGCCTTCGTGGGGAGCGCGACGATCGGCGAGGCCGATTCCGTGGTGCTCGACATCACGAGCACGAACGACGGCGGCCTGGGCCTGGTCTTCATCCGTGCCCAGTTCTCGGACCGGATCGAGGTCGTGGCCGAGGGCCTGAGTATGGCCCCAGGCTACAGCGGGACCGTCGACCCCATCGGAGGCGGCTACCGCTTCACCTTCTCGAGGGACGACGGCTGGCCGGAGGTCTCCATGGACATCCTCTGCATCACGGCCGACGTCGGCGGCCTGGGCGAGGGGAATCGGGCCTACACCATCGACCCCCCACCGGAGCCCGATGCGGGCGCGGACATCACCCCGCCGGTCGTCTCCAACTTCTCGCCGGCTCCCGGGACGACGCTCGCCAAGACGGGGACCGTGAGCTTCGACGTGACCGACGAGACCGGGCTCTTCTCCCGGATCATGGTGACCGTCCGCTTCCCGGCGACGGGCGTGGAGGAGCTGGTCCACGACGGCGACGCGTTCGCGCCCTTCTACACGAAGTCGATCCGGGTCCCAATCGTCGGCGGGCTCCGCTACAGCGTCACGCGCGTGGGCGGCTGGTCCTCGAGCCCCACCGTCCGGGTCTTCCCCTTGGACGCGGCCGGCAACCAGCCCTAGCATCGAGCCATGCCCGTCGAGGCCAGCTACCCCCTCGCCCCGGACGCCCCCAGCGGCTCCAGCTCCTCGAGCACGGCGGGGAGCCCCGCCCGGGGCATTGTGACCGGCTCGGGCCTCCTGGCCCCGTTCCGGCGCGGCCCGGCCGACTTCGTGAGCGGCTCCGGGCTGACCCTGATCCAGAACATGATCGCCCAGGTGCTCGGGACCCGCGCGAGCACGGACTACACCCCCGGGGAGCTGCCCTGGCGCGGTTCCTTCGGCTCCTTGCTCCACTTCCTGAGGCACCGGCCCAACGACGCCGTCACGCGCGAGCTGGCGCGCGTCTGGACGACCGAGGCGCTGGCGCGCTGGGTCCCCCAGGTCCGCGTGAAGGAGGTCGACGCGCGGCGCGATACCGGGCCGCTCGGACAGCCGAGCATCATCCTCGTGATCCTCCGCTACGACATCGTGGGCTCCCGGGGCGAGATCCTCTTCCGGGACGTCCCCCAGAACGTCTCGCTCCTCGACGCGGCGGCCTGAGCTGGGCCCGCGCGCGCTGCCCGGGGTATAGTCGCGACGGCGGAGGCCCTCCGGATGCCCGTTCTCGGCGAACAGCTCGACTACACCGACAAGGACTTCGCGAGCCTCCGGCTCCGGCTCCACAACCTGATCTCGAGCGTCTTCCCCACCTGGACGCAGACCGAGATCGCCAACTTTGGGAACCTCCTCGTGGAGATGTACGCCTTCGTCGGCGGCGTCCTCACGAAGTACCAGGACAACCAGGCGATCGAGTCCCGGTGGAGCCAGGCGACGCAGCGCAAGAACCTGATCGCGATGGCCAAGCTGATCGGGTACGAAGCCCCGACGGCGACCTCGTCCCAGGTGGACGTGACGATCTCCATCGGCGCGCCGGTCGCCGGCGACGTCGTCTTCCCCGCGGGGACCGTCGTCCGGACCCGCAACGTGGCCGACCCCGTCACCTTCCGCCTGATCGCGGACGTGACCATCGCGGCCGGGGCGACGAGCGCGAGCGGGACCGCGGAGGACGCCGACCCCCAGGAGGAGAGCTTCGCGAGCGCCGGGACCCCGAACCTCGAGATCATGCTGGGGCGCGTCCCCTACCTCGACGGCTCGGCGGTCGTGGTCGCCGGCAACGGCGCCTACACGGAGGTGGCCAACTTCCTCGAGACCACGAGCGCGGATCGCTACTTCACCCTGACCGTCGACCAGAACGACCGGGCAACGATCCGCTTCGGCGACGGCGTGATCGGGGCCATCCCCACGGGGACGATCGTCGTGGACTACAAGACCGGCGGCGGCTCCGCGGGCGTCGTGGAGGCCGAGACCGTCCGGGTCATCGAGGGGAGCTTCACGGACAGCTTCGGGACCGCGGTCGTGGCCACCGTCACGAACCCGGCGGCCTCGAGCCCCGCGAGCGATCGCGCCAGCGTGGAGGAGATCCGGGAGGAGGCCCCGCTCTCGCTCCGCGTCCTGACCCGGACCGTCACGCGCGAGGACTTCGAGATCAACGCGCTCCGCGTCCCCGGCGTGGCCCGGGCCCTCATGCTCACGAGCGACGAGGACGGCGCGATCGCGGAGAACAGCGGCTACCTCTTCATCGTCCCGGATGGCGGCGGAGTGCCCACCGGCGCGCTCCTCGACGCCGTGGAGACCATGGTCACGGTGACCTACCCCCACACCCTGACCTTCAGCCTGATCGTCGCCCCGGCGCTCTACAAGACCGTCGACGTGACCGCGAAGGTCTGGCTCCGGAAGGGCTACACGGCGACGGCCGCGCGCGCGGCGATCGAGTCGGCCCTGACCAGCTTCTTCGCGGTCCGGAACCCGGACGGGACGCTGAACACCGCGATCGGCTGGGGCTTCGAGTTCGTGGAGGAGGACGGCGATCCGGTGGGGCTCCTCCCGCTGAGCGACGTCTTCAACGTGGTCCGGGACGTGGCGGCCGTCCGGAAGATCGGGGACGACGACGCCGACTTCACCCTGAACGCCGCGCACAGCGACCTCTCGATCCTCCTCCGGGAGTGGCCCGTGCTCGGGACGGTGACCCTCATCAACGGCGAGACCGGCGGCCCGCTCTGATATGGCCCTCCTGAACCCCAGCTTCGAGGACGAGGACGCAGTAACCGGGCTTGCGGAGTTCTGGGCGGTCGTGGCCACGGGGAGCGATGACGCAGCGGACTACGCGGGCGGAGCCGGCGCCCCCACCGCTCCCTTCGAGTCGTTCCGCGCCGGCTGGGACACGAACGAGAGCTTCGTCTTCGGGTTCGACGACCCGCCGAACCCCGGCCAGCTCGAGGCGTCCATCTACGAGCCGGGCGTGGGCCAGGAGACCGTGGAGGACTTCGAGGAGGCCTGGGACAACGTCCCCTACTTCTTCGCGATGGGAGTCACCTCGCCGGCGAGCTACGACGGCAACACCGCGACCGATTCCGGGACCGCCGAGCCTTGGACCGTGAGCGTCGGGGACACCCTGGACGTCACGACCGACGAGGGCTCGGTCTCGAGCGATCCGGTGGCGGCGACTGAGGCCTACCTCCAGGCGGCGAACACGAGCGCCGGGCCCCCGATCGGCTTCGACGCCGGGGGCGAGACGGTTCGGATCTACTTCAACAACCGCGCCTTCGTCGCGGTGACCTTCACCCCTGCCCAGGTGGACGTCGCGGGCGTCGCCGGCCACATCAACACGCAAAAGACGCTCCAGGGCTACGCCGGGGAGTTCACGGCCGGGATCATCAACCCGGGCGGCGGCTTCCGGCTCTTCCTCCAGTCCGACATCGGCGGCTACGACTCCGAGATCCGGGTGGTGAACGTGAGCCACCCCGACACCTGGCAGCGCATCGGCTTCAGCGCGGCGCAGATCCAGGACGGGGCCCAGGGGACCGGGAACGTGAAGCTCCTGGACGAGGCCACGGCGGACGACATCGCGGCCCTGGTCGCGAACACGTCGGCGATCGCGGTGATTCAGAGCGGCGTCGTGGCGCTCCCCGACGGGCGCGTCCGGGTCTGGTCCGATCCTGGCGGGACGGTCCGCATTGACTCGAGCGGCGCGCTCGGGACCGCGCTCGGCTTCACCCTGGACACCGTCTTCGGCCCCGCGTTGACCCCGGAGTCCGTGGAGGACTTCGAGGAGGGGTACACGAACGAGATCCAACCGGACGAGGGGAACCTGATCCCCTCCGGAGGCGCCGAGACCTGGACCCCGTCGAACCCCCTGTTCGGCTCCACGACGGCGAACCAGCTCGACCCCTTGGGCGACGACGAGGCCTTCCTCCTGACCGACTTCACGGCCCAGGGCGATCGACTCTGGACCGGGGACCAGACCGGCATCGGCGGGGACCGCCTCCGCTGCCGGCTTTGGGTCAAGAAGGACACCAGCGCCCCCAACTTCTGCTCCATCGCGGTCAACTTCGATAGCGGAGCGCTCCAGCACATCCGGGTCTACTTCGACCAGCGGACCGGGCGCGGCGCCGTCTCCACGGACACCTTGCTCGAGGAGGCGATGGTCGTGGAGGCGATCCCCGGATGGTGGCGCGTCGACCTCCTGAGCAAGGCGGGCGGCGTCGGCGACGTCGGCTTCGAGCTGCGCGCGGCTGTGGGGAAGGCCGACCTCTTCCCCGACGCCGGCCCCGCGGTCGGGACCGCGAACAGCGGGATCACGGTCTATGGCCCCCGGATCACGGAGCTGGGCTTCGTGGCGCTCGAGGGCTTCGCGACCTCGTGGGCCGACGTCGACGGCGTGGCGGCCGAGTTCGATACGGTCCCGGAGACCTTCGAGGACTTCGCGGAAGGCTGGCTCAACGATTCGTTCCAGTTCTCCATGGGCGCCACGACGGCGGCGAGCTACGACGGCGGACCGGGCGGCTCCGCGGAGACCACGGAGGACTTCGAGGAGACGATCGCGCCGTTCGCGGCCGTCCCGGACCACACCGCGGACACCCTCACGAAGAACAACCACGGCCTGGGCAACGGCCAGACCGTCCGGCTTCGTGCGGATGGTGGGACCCTCCCCGCTGGTCTCGCCCCCGACACGGACTACTTCGTGGTCAATCAGACGGCCAACACGATCCAGCTCTCCGGAACCTCCGGAGGGAGCGCGATCAACTTCACGGACAACGGCACCGGCCAGCTCATCGTGACCCCTTCGGGATCGGTCTTCTGGATCGATCTCATGGCGACGCTGTAGCGTCCTCTCGAGAGGACGCGTAGGTCTTTCCCTTGGCGATTCGGTTCACGACACCCCTGGAGAGGCCGAGATCGTCAGCAATCGACGATTGCCTTTCGCCCGATGCGAGGCGGGAACGGACCTCTTGAAGGACTGCATCGCTACAAGCCCGATTCACCGGAGTCCTCGGCTTGTGAAGCCCCAGCTTCCAAGATCGGCGCTGGTTTTCTCCGGAGGTCACCGGCTCCAAGTTGGTCAGCGCGTTGTTCGACTTATCCCCATCGACGTGATCGATCTCGAGCCCGTTGGGGATCGGACCTCGGAACGCCATCCAGACGAGCTTGTGAACGAGGCACCGGACCCGCCCTTCCGAGTGGCTGAAGGTGACCCTCAGATACGGGATCACATGCCCAGGAGCGAGCACGGTTTCGATCGCCCGAGGGCGCCAGACCGCTTTGGGCTCGGGGCGTTTCCCCCAGATCTCTCCCGCAGCGGTGACACGGAGCCTACCTTCTTCAATGGCGAGGGCGACGTCGGATGCGGTAGCGTGACGAAGGAATCGCGACATGGTCCCGATTCTATCACAGCGAGACGAGGGACTAAACCGTGAGTTCTACTGACTGGACCTTCTTGACGAACAGCCTGGCCGCCGGGGTCGTGGACCGCGGCGCCACGACCGGGATCGCGCGGCCTCCCGGAGGGGGCAACTTCCTCTACGGCTTCAACAGCCTGAGCGTCCCGGCGGCCCCCGGCGCCGTGGGGCTCTTCACGAACCAGGTCAACTTCGCACCGCACGCGAAGGGCGTCAGCATCCGGGGATGCGTCAAGCGCCTCCCGAGCGGCGGCCCCACCGGGTTCTCGCCCTTCTTCTTCGCCTGCCTCCAGGGGGCCGAGGTGACGCACGAGGGCTACCTCCTGGGCTGCGGGGACGACGACCCCTACCGCCTGATCCTCCGCAAGGGCGCGCCGGCGAACGGCCTCCCCGACCTCGTCCCGGCCCCGGCTGCGAACGGCATCCTCCTCCGCTCGGGTGCGGGCTTCGCCCAGGACACCTGGCACCACCTCCGGCTCGACGTCATCGTGAACGTGAACGGGGACGTGCTCCTCCAGTGCTTCGAGAACGACCTGGACGCAAACCCGCTGAGCGGCGCGCCGGTCTGGACCCCCATCGTCGGGATGGAGGAGTTCATCGACGACACCCTGGGGATCAACTCCGGGAGCGCCCCCTTCACCAGCGGCCGGTCCGGCTTCGGGATCCACGTGGAGGACGTCACGCGGCGCGCCGCCTTCGACCATATCCAGGTCTTCCGTCAGCAGTAACCGGGCGAGATGTCCTACTTCCTGAGCGAAGTTCCGGGGGTGAACCAGGCCCGGGTCGCCGAAGACCTGGAGGGCTGGATCGCGCCCGACGGGGACGCCGTCTTCGTCCTCGGGGACATGAAGCCCGGCTTCACGCGTCGCTTCGTCCCCGGGGACTCCTTGGCGGTCTCCCAGACCCTCTCGGGGCCCGTGGCGGCCGAGAAGCTGGTCCGCTTCAGGGCCCGGATCCGTGGGCCTCGCTCGGCTCCTCCCATGGTGACCGCGCTCCTCGAGCCCTACACCTTGGCCAACGGCCAGACGATCACCCTCGAGATCGACGAGGGAGCCCCCCAGGTGATCACCTTCCAGACGGCGGACTTCGTCGACATCGCCAACGCGCGAGCGCACGAGGTCCGCGACGTGATCAACGCGCAGCTCGCCGGCGCGCGCGCGGGCTTGAATGGCGTCGGCGGCGTCGAGATCCGGAGCCTGAAGCAGGGCCGGCGCGCGCGCGTCTTCCTCCAGACCGGGACGGCCCCGCTCGGGCTCCAGGAGTGGGCCTGGTTCGCCTCCATCCGGATCGACGGTACGGAGCACGGACGCGTGGAGATCCGGCCGGGCGAGACCCGGGACCTGTCCGACGTCGCCGCCTCGCTCTCGAGCGGCGGGACCCCCGAAGTCAGCTTCGTGCTGGAGCTGGGGACGAAGTGAGCGCCGAAGTCGAGATCCCGGCGTTCTTCGTGGACGCGGTGGTCCTGGACGACCTCGGGACGGGGGCCGGGGACCCGTGGATTCAGATCGTCAACAGGGACCCCGAACCGGGCGAGACGGGGGTAAGGGTCGACCTCCCGATCCTGTTCGACATGGTCACGGACTCGGGCTGGGGGTCGACGAAGATCCAGGTCTACGTCCGGGTCGGGACCGGCCCGGAGATCCTGGTCATGGACCTCTTCGCGGCCTTCGTGGAACCGGGCTGGACCGCGAACGTCTTCGGGACTTTCCCCGATGGGACTCGCTTCGAGATCATCCCCCCGGTCGACTTCCCCTCGCTGATCGCGGTTCAGGTTCGCGTCGACATCGAGGGCGACTCCGGGGGGACCCCGACCAACATCGGGACCTCCTGGAGCTTCACGACCGAAGACCTCGTGGCCCCCGAGGTCTCGAGCGCGTTCGCGCGCGACTCGCGCACGGTCCGGATCACGTTCAACGAGCCGGTCTCGGACACCGCGCTCGACCCCGAGGCCTACACCTTCGAGCGCCTGAGCGCCTTCCCCCAAGCGGCCGTGGACGTGTCGGCGGTGGCGGTGATCCGGGTCTCCTCGGCGGTCGTGGACGTGACCCTGGACCTCGAGCTGAGCAACGCGCCCTACCAGGTCACGGCGACCGGGGTGGAGGACTTGTTCGAGAACGTCATCGGACCCCCGCTGAACGCGGCGACGTTCCAGGGGCTGCTCTGCACGAACGCGCCGGCGGATCGGCGCTTCGAGCTGTGGCGGATGATCCCCCAGAAGAACCGGGAGGAGGACGCGACCCGGGAGCTGGAGGCCTTCTTCTCGTGCCTCCAGGACGTGACCGATCTCCTCCTCTGCCAGGTGGACGCCTGGACCGACATCCTGGACCCGGACAAGGCCTCCGAGCCCTTCCTGGACGCGATGCTCCTGGACCTCGGGAACCCCTTCAGCTTCGACCTGAGCGTCCAGGAGAAGCGCCGGCTAATCTCGGTCCTCGTGGCGGCCTACAAGCAAAAGGGGACCGCGGTCGGGATCGTGAACCTGGTCCGGCTCTTCCTCGGACTCGAGGTCGGTGTGATCGCCTTCAACGGGGGCGGCGGCTGGGAGCTTGGCGTCGACGAGATCGGAGACCTCGAGCTGGGGCCCTCTGACTCGTTCAGCCTCTACAGCTTCGAGGTCGTGGCGACCGAGGCGCTGACCGAGGCGCTGACCGAGGACCAGATCGCGACCATCACTACGATCGCCCGGTACATGAAGCCGGCGCACACGCACCTGATCACGGTACGGGGCCCGGTGGCCTCTCTCGTCGTCGACCACGTGGAGCTGGGTCTCTCCGAGCTGGGCGACGAGTTCATTCTCCACTAGCCTCGCGCCCGCGCGCCTGCGCCTGATAAGGTAGGGACCCGATGGATCGCCGCGACTTCTACTTCCGCCAGAAGGTGACCGAGGCCGAGCTGGACGGTGCCTTCGACGACGTGGAGGCGGCCCTCTGGAACGTGGCCGCCGACCACGCTCTGGTCGGCATCGCTTTGGGGATGGACCCGGCCCAGAACGGGGTCCCGAACCTCACGATCAACGTCTCGGGGCCCGGTGTGGCCTACGACGCGAGCGGGCAGCGGATCGCCATCCCTTCGACGCAGAACGTGGACGTAAGCGTCGACGAGAACAGCGTCTCCACCGCGGTCGCCGGCGGCGGGAACGAGAAGTACGTCAGCGTCTTCATCGAGTTCGACCGGACCCTGAGCGACCCCCGGATCGACGGGAACAGCCTCGGGCTCTTCTTCCTCCAGACCGAGACCTTCCGCTTCGTGGTCCGCCAGGGCGCCGAAGCTCCGGCGGGGACCGCGACCCCGGTCCCCCTCGACCCCGGGCTGATCCTGGTCTGCGACATCCTCCGCGCCGATGGCGTCACCTCCATCCTAGACGCCGCGATCGAGCTGGCCCGTCGCCAGGACTTCATCCGGCTCGAGGGCCTCACCCTCGAGCTGGTGGCCGGGACCACGAAGGAGGCCGTGGCGGCGCTCCTCCAACACCTCGTGGACCACGTCGACGGCGCCGGCTCGGTCCACCCCGCCAGCTCCATCGATTACGGGGGCTCGGGTGACTGGGCGAGCGCCATCGCCGGCATCGGCGCCGTGACCGTGGAGGCGGCGCTGGACGCGGTGGTCTCGAGCCTCGCGACGACGGCAAACCCGGACGGTGCGGCGCGCGTCGGCGCGCGCGCGAACGGGACCCTCTCCGCGGGCTCGGTCCGCTCCCAGCTCGACGAGCTGGATACGGACATCCAGGACCACGTCAACGATGCGGCCGGCGCACACGCGGCGACCGCGATCACCTACGGCGGCGGTGGGCAGTGGGCGGACCTGACCACGAACCCGGCGACCACGGTGGAGGCCCAGCTCGACAAGATCATCAGCGACCTCGCAGGCGAGCCTGGCTCGGCAAAGATCGGCGTCCCGGACACCATTGTCGGGGAGATCTCCCTGTTCGGCGGAACGCTTCAGGACCAGCTCGCGCAGATCGCGGGCTTCCTGAACGAGGCCCGACCGACGGCCTGGGCGGTCGCGCACACTCAATATTTCCTCGGGACGAGCTGGAGCGTTGGAGGCCCCACCGGCTACGCGCTCTCGTCGTCCGCCGACCTCGCGAACGTCCGGATCCCCATCGGCAACCCGCCTCCGGGGGCGCGTATCGATTCGATCGGCATTCGGCTCGACCCCGGCGGCACTCGGGCCCCCGGCTCCCGGACGCAGATGGGGCTCTTCCGCGTCGACCAGAACGGAAACGCGTCGTCGGTCCAGGCCCTCACGGAGAACCCGGCGGGACTTGGAGACGCCGAGCACACCTGGACGCTGGCCCTGGGCGCTTCGCACACGTGGAGCACGAGCCACTTCTATTACATTTCGATCATCGCCGGGACCGACGGCGGCGCGCACCAAGCGGACAGCATCGATCGCCTCTGGCTGAACCTCTCCTACACCTGATCATGGCCCCCACCGAAGCACAAGCCCTCCGGGACCTCCGCGACGAGATCGGCCGCGCCCGCGCCGAAGCTCGGGGCGTGAAGGAGGAGGTCCGCGCGGGCCTCGAGCGCCTGGCCGGGACCTGGGCCGAGGACGCGAAGCAGCGGCACGACCTCTCCGAGGCGATCAAGGAGATCGCCCAGACCACGGCGCGCCAGGAGGAGGACATCGGCGCGCTGAAGGTCAAGCAGCTCGAGGACGATCACGAGAAGACCCGAGCCCGGACCGCCGTCACGATCATCCGAGTCGCCGGCGGGTTCCTCCTCTCGCTCCTGATCGGCATCGGCGGCTACCTCCTCCGGAGCTACATCGAGGTCCGGGACACGACGCGCGATCACTCGGCCGCGATCGTCACGATGCGCGAGACCGACGCCCGGATCGACCGCGAGCGCCAGGAGGAGGCCACGCGCGCCCGCGCGACCCGCGAGACCGTGATCCAGGTCCAGACCCGGCTCGGCAGCATCGACTCCAGCCTCCAGCGTATCGAGAGCGCTCTGGAGACACCGCCGCGCCGGCGTAGGTAGCGCTCCTGAATCCGCCGGTGGTATCGTCGGCTCATGTCGTCGATCCCGATGCCGGAAGGCCTCGCGCTCTACCTCCGCAAGATCACCCCCTCGAGCCACGGGAGCCCGGCGGCGCTCGCGAAGCGCTTCGACGATCACGGGGCCAAGTGGGTGGCGATCGGCGGACCGTGGCACGACGAGAAGCACCGGCGCTTCGGGCTCATGAACAGCGTCGACACCTGCAAGCGCTACGCGGACGCCTTCTTCGCCCGGGACATCCTCCCCTTCATCTGGGGCTACCCCTGGATCGGACACGAGGAGCGCTTCGCCGACGACATGGACCGCTGCGCCGGGGAGTACAACCTCGGGCTCCTGGACCCGGAGCTGGGCTCGAACCCCATCCGCGCGACGGGCGGACCCGGCAAGGCGCGCGCCGACGCACACGCGACCAAGCTGGTCGACCTCATGGCCGAGCGCTTCGCGGGCGGCGTCGTGGGACTCTCGACCTTCGGGAGCGGCGTCCGGATGCGTTGGTTCCCCCTGAACGCCTTCACGCGCGCGCTCGCTCGACGCTTCCCCCGGCGGACCTTCATCGGGGGCCAGACCTACACGGACGACGGCGTGATCGACCGCTCCATCGCGGACTTCGTCGGCTGCATCGAGAAGGTGGGCGGAGGGCTCCGGAACGTGGCCCTGGTCCCCAACTTCGGCACCTACGCCAAGGCCGGCAAGAAGCCCGACGGCAAGACCCGCTACCGCTCGAAGACGCCGGCAGAGCAAGACGCCCACTTCCTCGAGTTCATCGACGAGAACGAGCCGGTCACCGCCATGATCGGCTGGGCCGAGAACTTCATGACCCCGGCGCTGTGGCGGAGCTTCGCCAAGATGGCCGAGCGCATGGAGCGGGGAGCGTGCTCGCTCCCCCGGAGCTGAAGGAGAAGCCCATGGACACCCTCACCGAAGCGTTCGGCACCCTGACCCGTCACCCCGGGCTGGTCTGGATGGTCCTGGCCATGATCTGCGGCCAGTTCTTCAAGACCCTCGTCTTCACGCGCGAGCGTGCCGAGACCCCGGGGAAGCTGCGCTGGTTCTGGCTCGCGGCTCGCAAGACCCTCCCCTGGCATCCGGTCGCGGTGGGCGTCCTGATCGGGCTCTTCTGGCCCGGTACCGTGGAGGATCACTACGCCGGCGGGAGCCTCGCCGCGGTGGTCTACTTCGCCGCCTTCGGTGGGCTCTCGGTCTGGGCCTTCGAGGCGCTGAAGGGGGTCGCGAAGCGCTACGCCAAGATCGACCTCGAGCACCGCGAGACCCCGGTCCCCGCGCTGGCGAAGACGCCCCCGAAGCTCCCGTGACGCGCCTCCGCGCGGCCTGGGACTGGTTCCGGAAGTGGGCCTGGGCCTTCGTGCTCGGGCTCGTGGCCGTTCTCGGGGCGGGGCTGGTCTGGAACGCGAGCCGGCGCCGGACCGCGCGCATCGCCGACGAGCTGGCCGTGGAGAAGGCCCGGCGCAAGGTGGCGGCCCTGGACGCGCGCCGCGCGGCTCTGGACGAGCGCGACACCGAACACGCGGCCGAGATTGCGGCCATCCGGGAGGAGCGCCAGGCCATCGCCCGGGAGATCGTGGGGCTCGACGCCGACGTGGCCGCGATGACCGACGAGGAGGTGGCCGATGCGTTCCGCGATCTCTACTAGCCTCGCGCTCGTGATCCTGGCGACCTCGCTCCCGGCGCGCGCCCAGGAGGACCCCTGCGCGAGCCTGCGCCCCGAGGCCGCGGTCCCAGAACCTCTCCGCCTCGAGCATGGGGGCGTGCCCGGGATGTGGTTCCCGATGCCCACGGCCCGGCTCATGCTGTGCGAGGTCCGCGAGCTGCGCCTCCGCCGACGTGGGGCCGAGCTGGACGCCCGGGAGCTGGGGCTCTGGGAGCGCCGCGTGGAGCTGGGCCAGGAACGGCTTCAGCTCGCCGTGGAGGCGCGCGACGAGCTGGAGTCCGTGCTCGAGGCCTCAGAGCGCCGCGCGCGCAGCGCCGAGGAGGCGCTGAACGACTGGACGCGTTCGCCGGTCCTCTGGTTCGCGGTGGGCGTCGTGGCGGCCGTCCTGGTCGCCCGCGGCGGGGCGCTGCTCCTGGCCGAGATCGCGCCCCAGGGATCCAGCTTCCGGAACCGGAGCGGCGTCCGGAGCCCCCCCCGCGCGCCCCGCTC